ATACAACACTGCGATCTTTTATATAAACACTAATAATGGAAAAACTATTTTTAAACATAATAATAGAGAAATTAAAAGCCGTGAAAACAGAGTAGTTATTTTTGATGGAAGATTAAAACACGCTGGAACTACTTGCACAGACGCTAAGAACAGAATTGTTATAAATCTAAACTACTTTAATAATTTATGATTTTCCCAACTCTTTGCATAGATAATTTTTTTACAAACTTAAATGAAATAATTAAGTTTTCTAAAACTCTTTCTTATGCTCCTGCTAGTAATGGAGAGTGGCCAGGAGAACGTACAAAAGAAATACATTTAATTGATCTTGATTTTTTTAATTATTGCACATCTAAAATGATAGCTTCTCTTTATCCTAATGACTGGAGAAATATGAGTTGGAGTGCCTCATCTTCATTTCAAAGAATAAAAGGTTCTTGGCAAGAAGAGGGATGGGTACATCAAGATGTAGATGAAGTGTCTTGCATTATATATTTAGATGGTGATGAAAATTGTGGAACCTCTCTATTTAAACCAACTACTCATCAATCTATAGATATAAAAAACCAAAACATTAAAAAAGATGGAAATTTAAATCCAGATAAAACTAAAACAAAAGACTATAAAGAAGCTAGAGAAAAAAGTAATCAAAGATTTAAAAAAACTATTAGTTTTGATTCTATACCAAATCGCTGTATAATGTTTGATTCATCACAATACCATGCAGTTAATAATTATAATAATTCTAAACAAAAAGAGAGACTTACTTTAATTACTTTTTTTCATTCTATAAAAAGAAATGATGGACAACAGTTAAAATACCATGCAGCGGAGGCTAAAAGAATATGAGTACTTTTAAAAAAGATAAATATAAAATAATTAAAAAAGCAGTTTCACCAGAACTGTCAGAGTTTTTATCAAACTATTTGTTGTGTAAAAAAGAAGTTTATATGACTATGAGTAAAGATCGTTTTATTCCTTTGGACTCTAATGAGATGGGAACTATGGATGATGGTCAAGTTTCAGGAGCTTTTTCTATTTATGGAGATCCAGCTTTTGATGTTTTGCTTCAAAAATTATTACCTCTTACGGCAAAAGAACTAGATCTTGAACTTATACCAACTTACTCATACACTCGTTCTTATTCCAAAGGACAGCAACTTGAAAAACACAAAGATAGAAAAGCTTGTGATATATCTACTACCCTTAATTTAGGAGGAGATCCTTGGCCTATTTATTTTTTAATTAATAAGAAAAAAGTACGTGTAGACTTAAGTCCTGGAGACATGGTAGCTTACAGAGGAGAAAAGATAATTCATTGGAGAGATGCTTTTGAAGGTGGATATTGTAATCAAGTATTTCTTCATTACAATTTTAAAAAAGGAAGACTTTATGATACACGTCCTCATCTTGGACTACCTACAAACTTTGTAAAAATTAAGGACCCTACTGCTGCACCATGATGCAAGTTACTCACATTCTTCCACTCTTTCCAGAAGTTCTAGGAATCTATACTACTTCAACTGACTCTAATAAAGTGGTGAAGATATTAGAAAAATCAAAATGGAATATTAGAGATTCTGGTTTAGGACTTCAAGGAGATAGTGGAGCTTATGGGGGAGATAATTTTAATTTTTTTTCCAAAACACCTGAACTTAGAAAACATTCAAAAGAATGTGTTGATCACTATATTAAAGAAGTTTTAAAATGGAAAACTGATTATCGTATTACTACTTCATGGGCAACTAAAGTCAAACCCGGAGGATTTGCGGGCACCCATTATCATGCTAACTCTTGGTTAAGTGGGGTTTATTATCCTATTGGAGATAAAAATTTTAAGATTAGATTTTATAGTTCTAAACATAAACAGTGGTGGAATGTACCCACAGAATATACAATTAATAATTCAGACACATGGAATGTTCCTATAGTAAATAACAATACACTTATTATTTTTAACAGTTTATTAAACCACGAAATACTTCCCAATAAATCAAAGAAGACTCGTTATTCGATTGCCTTTAATGTTTTTCCCAAAGGTTTTATTGGAGAAAAAAGTTCAGATAGTTCAATACAACTATGATTAAAATATATGATGGTAAATTTGATAAAAGATTTACAAGTGAGCTAGCTTCTAAATTAATTGATAGTCCTTGGTCTGCTACTAATGTAGCTAATAGACACTCTTGGCCGTATCGAGAAACAGGAAGTCATAGATTACTTGGTCAAACATATTTTAATAATGGAATTGTTAATTCTAAAATAAATGATGAGAAACTTACTCAAACTTTAATTGATGCTTTTCAACATATTCAAGACATTTGTAAAAAAGAAATACAGCTTGTAGAGATATGTTCTAATTTACAGTTTAAAGGAATGGACGGAACTTTGCATAAAGATGGTACCAAAGATCAATATGCTTTTATTTTAATGTTGTGTAATGAAGAAGTAGAAAATATTGGAGGAGAGTTTATACATATTAAACAAAAGATTCCTTTTAAACATGGAAGATTAATTCAAATTACAGCTAGTGATGTACATAAAGCTTTAAGCTTTACTAAACCCCATGTTGCTAGACTGTCCGTAAAATGGGTAGGAAAATTTAAATGATATATATTTTAGAAGATTTTATGTTACCAGAAGATGCAAAAACGTTAATAAAATTTTATAACAAAAACACGCATCTATGCGATGACATGAGGGAGTTTCATAAAAGTCGTAATATTCATTATGCTGATATTCCTGATCTTAAAATTAAATCTTTATTAAAATACTATGAACATAAAAATGTTTTTTTTATTGACCATTATTTTAAAGTAAAAACAAAAGCTTATAGTGATCTTCGTTTAGTTCGATGGAAAAAAGGTGAAAGTATGGATCTTCATCAAGATCGTATTCCAGAACTAAATGATATGATGGATTTTTCTTCTCTTTGTTATTTAAATGATGATTATCAAGGAGGAGAACTCTTCTTTGAAACAGGAGAAAGTTTTAAAGTAAAAGCATTAAGCTGTATTATTTTTCCTAGCGGTGCTCCTTATGGTCACGGGATTAAAACAGTTATTAAAGGAAAACGATATACTATACCATCGTGGTATAAGTTAATATGAAAAATTTTATTCTTACATCTACAATTAAACCTTCTATTTGTGATCGTCTAATAGATCTTTATGAATCAGAATTAAACACACTTGGTAAACCTAAGGTTGATGGAGGAATGTTAGGCGAGAAGATAAACTTTAAGCAGAAGAAATGTAAAGAATCTTATTATGATCCTTATTTTTTAGAATTTTATTTAAAAGAACTTAAAAAAAGTTTGGATAAATATAAAAAAGAATACCCTTGGTGTGCAAAAGGATCTGCATGGTCACTTGAAGCTTGTATTAAAATTCAAAAGTATTTACCTGGAGAGGCTTACTTTAGAACTCATTATGAGAATAATGGAGATAATGAAAGTATTAGACGACATTTAACTTTTATGACTTATCTTAATACTGTTAAAGAAAAAGGCGAAACAGAATGGCCATCTCAAAACATAAAAATTAAACCTATAAAAGGTTCAACAGTTATTTGGCCAGCGTATTTTACGCATCCTCATCATGGTATTCCTGCACCTAAAGAAATTAAATATATTATTACAGGTTGGTATAGATATGAGTAAAAAATTAACTTTTATAGGAAAAGGAAATGCGGGGTGTTTTGGTGCACTTCATTTTTCTACTTATACTGATTGTGAAGTTGAATTAATTTATGATCCTGATGTGCCAGAAGAAAAAGTAGGGCAAGCTACAGTGTTAGAGGCTCCTGAATTATTGTGGAAAGGATTAGGAATGGATTGGTATCACAATACGATTGAAGCTACTCCTAAGTTTGGAGTGCTTTATGAAAATTGGGGTAAGAAAAAACAACCCCTCTTTCATCCTTTTAGTTTTAATGCAACCGCTGTTCATTACTCACCTAAAAAATTACAAAACGCAATTCTTAATTCAGGTAGATTTAAAGTTAAAAAACAAAAAATTAATGATCCTAAAGAAATAGATAGTGATTATATCTTTGATTGTAGAGGTAAACTGTGGAATCAA